AGCGATTTATTTTCCTGCAGATATTTTATCACACGGTTCGTGTAGAACTCAGCCTTTTGATTGTACTGACGCATGGCGAATGATAACTCAGAGGCTTCCACGCCTTCGGAATTTTCCCCGCTTTCGCGCTGAATACCTTTGTTTGTTATCTTACGTGATAGCGCATAAGACGCATCAGCGGCAGCCCTCCACGCGATGACCATTTGAATCTTACCAACTAGCACTTGCTCGTTAGCTGATAGAGTTTGCGCATTGTATTTGGTAAGTAAGTCCGTATAGAAATACGTTCCAAGTAACGATTGCGCCCACATATCGGAGGCTGTACGGATGAACGGTTGAAAATCGCGCGTATCAGCGTTAGCACCTACGTTCGTGGTGTTCTTTAGCAGCGTATCTGTAACAAAATAAATCATTGTGCCGCTCCTTTCTCAACAATAACATCACCGATGATTTGGTAATTCACAATAGATATTTTTGCTTTCACGCCTGACAAATTAATGAGGTCATCGAAGATATTTTGCACCACTTCACGGGTCGGCATTACGAAATTCTTTTCCCAAATAACGTAAGCCTGTTTAATATCAGTTCCTGAGCCTAACTTACCGCTAACACGGATACCCATGAGGATTGGGTCGATGGTGTGCGCTTGACAAATCTTCTCATCAATACGTCCATCAGTCTGAATGAACAGTTGGTCGTTGTTGTTTGTCGGTATTGGTTCTAATACTGGCATTTGGTCAGCAGAATTAGCGAATACCGCGAACACACGACCTGCACTTGGCGCACCTTTAGCCTTTTCAATGCTTTCTTTGATGGCGTTTTGCTCCTCTTTACTTGCAGGTTTCTTCGGGAATTTAATCATCACCGAAGCAAACACGGAATTCTGAATATTACTCTTATGCAAGTACGACATTTCACCGTCAAGGAATACCCAATTTAAACACGATGTATATTGAGGAATAGGGTATGGAAAATCACCGATAGAATCTAATTCGTAACAGTAGATTTGTTTTGATTCTGTATTCTCAGGATGGTAAGGCTTATACCATTTCTTCGCCAGTTCAGTTGACCAATCATCCGCAATAAAATACAAGGACTTGTCGCGGTTAGTACGTACTTTCTCAGGCGATATGCGCTCGTATTTAACGGCCTTTTTATCCTTAACAGTTAACAGGAAATAACATCTACCGTGCATCACAATATCACGGGTCACAAGGTCTTTAATTCGCTTGATGTTGTTGCGTGAGTTGAACATTTTCCATTCAACTATTTCACGCTGATTCATGTTTGTCTCATCAACTTCGATTCCTCCACCGATAACGCTGCGCACTTTGAACTCAATGATAGACGAATGCAACGGGCTGATGTAGTACATCTGATTCATCAGTTGTGGGTATAGGTTATCCCCACCGAAATAAATCATTCCCTTATCACCTGTGATGCGGTTGTTGATATACGGTAACGATAAGTTACCTTCGCCAACTTCCATAAATGGCGTAGAGAATTTACTAAGCGTTGAATAGTTTTCTACCGTTGCAGCAGGTTGCTGAGGCGGTGAGAAGAATTTCATTAATCTACTCATAAACAGTTCCAGTTGTGTTAGCGTCAATCACATTCAATATACCTTCTTCGAGCGCATCACCAACGATGGCTGCGGGGTTAGTGGTGACTGTTGCGGTTTGATAAACTCTGTATGTATATTGACCTGCTGCGAGTGTTACGGTTACACCTTCTTTGATTTCAAAATGATTGAAACGTTCAGGGTATGCCGACACGTCAGGCGTGGTGAAATATACAGGTGATGGGTTTGTCAGATCGCGGATAACTTCAAATAAGTATGACGGACTTGTCAGCGTTGCCGATTCACTCAGCGTTAGCACAACATCGTTTTCATCACCTTTGTAAAGCACTATCATACCTATTAATGTATTTCAGTAAAAAATTGTAGCAAAAGAAAAGGGCTACCATAAGCAGCCCTTTCCAATTCAAAGTGTTTCGTTTAAGAGTTCACAGAAGTGAGTGTAGCAGCAGCAGCCGAATCCAACTCATACGCCCATGATTCGTATTCACCTAAGAAGGTTACATCGAAGTTCGAGCCGTCAGCCTTAGCAGTTCCTGAACCGCCTGTGCCTCCGTTGAGTTGCATATATTCAAACCACCAGTACTTACCATTTGCATCAAGCACCACGATAGTAAGGTAACGCTGACCTTCACCTGCAATGTTCAACTGTCTTGCCTTAGCTGCATCCTTGCGGTGGAACTTAAGAGAAAGTAAGTTGCTGATGAAAGATGACCCGTTAGTCATGTCCTTGGTTACAGTCTCCACGTAGTTCGACACGTTGCGTTTCACTTCGTATTCAACGAATGCAACGGTGTTGGTGAAGTCTGTAATTTCCCAGTTGGCAGTATCAACGGTTTTACCTGTGATGTTGTCTTGGTCATTTACCCACACTTGAACGATGCCACCGAGGTTGTTCTCGCATGACTTCGTGATAGCTACTAAAGAATTACAAGCCATAGTTTTTAAGTGTATTAAAGGGAGGTGTTACCCTCCCTTATTGGTTAATGATTAGGATTGTTTTGCGATACCGTAGGTTACGATTTCAGACGGGTTAACATAGTTAACACCGAATTTGAACGCACCGATTGCGCGGATTTTACGGTCACCAGTTGTCTTGCTCATGTCGATAGTTTGCAGAGATTCTGCATCGCTAACGAGGTCAGTCAAGAAGATGAAGTTATTGGACAATGAAGCCATCATCACGTAGTCAGAGATTCCTTCGCACACGGTCAAGGTGTAACCCAAGAATTTCAAGTCAGCATCTTTGGTGGTGTATGCCTCAGCAGATGCAGTTGCAACCGCTAAACGGTAAGCATCAGCAACAACAGGCGATACCATCCAAAGGATTTGTGCTTTCTTTTTCTTAAGTGCTTTCGGGATTGCGTTGTAAACTTTCGTCAACTCAGCAACTACGTTAGAAGAGGTAACGGTAGTACCTGTGATACGGTTAACACCTGTTACGATACCATCTTCAAATGCGAATTGTTTTTCCAAACCATCGCACAATTCAAGGTAGTCGTTAGTGTTCCCATCGGTGTCACCTTGGAAGGTCAACACTTCAAGTTCTTCGTTTACTTTCTTACGAAGTTCTTCGTAGAAGTGAGTGGCAAACTGTGCCATGCTTCCACCTGACATGAAATCACCGGGAGCAGAGCCGGGTTTCATCCAGTCAGCAAGGAATGAAGTTTCGATGTCATCTTGACAAATCTCAACTCCGATTTGGAATTTGCATGGTTCCATTTCCTTAGCGGAAAGTGTTTGGTTGGTAGCCGCGAAGTCGCAACCTGCTTCTTGCAGTACGTCAGCGAACAACACGTTAGCGATTTTCGTTTTCTCCTTAATGTTCAGGAGTTGGCGGAATCGTGCTGTAGAGCGATCGGAAAGGAGTGTCTTAGCGTAGAACTCCTTTGGATTCACTTGCAAAAGAGCGGATGAAGCTACGCTCAAATCAAATAGATACTTCTTTGCCATGTGGTTTTTATTTTTCGGTTTCTGATTTTACAATTGTGTTTTCATAGAACGCCATAAACTTTTCGTGTGCGCTCATTTCTGTTTTCGCAGGTTCTTTGATTTCCTCCTCAACGGCAGGTTCACCTTCTGCGAGTTGTTTGGTTTCTGCGATGATGGAGGTCAACTCATCAATCATAGGTTTAATCAACGCCATGATTTCGGCTTTCTGTGCATCGGTCAATGCGCCTGATGTTTCACCTTCAGGTGCGGGTGTTTCGGCAGCAGCAACTTCTTCGGCAGGTGCATCTTCGGTCGGTTTTTCTTCCTCGGTAGGTGCGGCAGTTTCGGCCATTTCTTCTTCCTTAACTTCGGTAAACTCACCATTAACAACGGTGTAAATCATCTTACCGATTTTATGTTCACCGTCAGGGAGTGTGATTTTTTTGCTCATATTTTTAGCTTTATTGATTACGTCGATGAAGCGTTGATTCTGTTTTAAAATGACATCCATTGACGCTAGTTCTTCGGTTGTCACGAATTTATGCGTGATGTGTTCGGCTGAAAGCAAAAGGCTTCCACTATTTTTTTTATAGTCAGCAACAAAGTAGAACGATGTTGTTCCATCTCCGTTGTCGATTGAATCAACTGGCATTAACTCATCATACGCTAACCCCGTTTCCTCGGCAAGTTCACGTATTGCAGCGCGTTCAAGGGTTTCGTCTCCTTCAATTTTACCACCTGCAAATCCCCATACTGACGGTTCAAAGGTGTCGTTATCTTTACGCTTAAGCATGAGAGATTTATCGCCGTCAAGAACTATGACATCTGCATAGTTCGGTTTTTGTTCACTCATTTTTAGCCCAAGGAATCCCTCTACGGAATAACCCACCTGACCATTTGCCACTAGCGATTCGTAGTACGCAGGGTCAGTAACCTGAGACACTACGAATAAAGTGCCTTTAGGACACTCGATACCGAATGTTGAATAAGACTTATCCTGCTTTGGATTCTCCACTAACCATGCTTCTAAGATGTACGCAGGTACTTTCTTTTCCGCGTTATGTTCAAGGTTGAACAGGTCGCGGTTAGTTAGATTTTCCATGAAGCGTGAGTAGATTTTTTCAATCTCATCCTCGGTAAACTTCACGTAGTGTTCACCCATATCCTCATCAGCCTTGCGATAGATTTCCATCGGAATCATTGCAGGTGCTGCGATGCGATACTTTACGTTATCTGAAAAGAACTGTTTTGTTTCCGCTTCAAACGCCACACCCTTAACCTTGATAGCAGGTCGAGAGGTAAAGGCAATCATATCAACTCCGAGCGGCTGCCCTTCATCGTTCGTGCCTTCGATGTCAACTTCGTAAACGGGAACTTTTTCCATTTACTTACAAATGGAATATTTATAATTTTTGTGTTACTTTGTGCCAAACGTAAACTATGATACAGGTAAGAAATGAAACCATGCGCAACGCGCCGCATGAAATGACAATTGGTGATTTCGAGAAAGTCACCACCGCGCTAAACAATAAGACTGACGGCATCATTGACCGATACGCCAAGGTGTTTCACATCTTAGGGTTGAGCAAAGACCTAATCGAAGATTTAGAGTCCGATGAGTTCAACGCGCTTATTCGTGAGTTCACCGACCAATCGAAAGCCGTGCCGAGTGAGTGTGTTCCTATGATTGAAATAGACGGGGTTAAGTATGTTGCCTTTACAGATAGCCTAAAAATTAAGGTCAAAGACATGAAGTTGATTGAAAAGTTCGTCGGCATCGGCACTTCATGGGTTGCTGAGATGATGGGTGTGCTGTTTAAGAAAGAAGGACTGAGCAACATGGAACACTATGACGTTAACCACATCAAGCACAAGGCTAAGATGTTCCGTGAGAAGGTGACGGCAGACGTTGCGTTCCCGTACATGATGGAGTTGAGTGGTCGAATGGTGCAATCATTACAGAAAGAAACAAATGCAGATAAAACAACTACTACCGAAGGAGTGGTCAGAACTATCGACTGATAGGTTTATCGAGTTTAAGCAGTTAAATCCCGAAGAATTTACATCGGTTATCGAGTACCGCATCGCTCAATTGTGTGTGTTGCTCGATACCGATACTACGGAATTTGATTTCGATGAACTTTACGACACCGAACTGGAGGAAATCATGGATGGTATACGTTTTATTAAGCGTGAACCGCGTGGTAATCTTAGAAAATCTATCAACGGATTAATGTTTAAGCCCGTCGAGACCATGACCATCGGTGAATTTATCGACGTGTCCACACTCATGCAGGACTTTTATCAGAACTTCACGCAGATTCTTTGCTATGCCTACCGAGGTACGGACGAAAACGCATGGGGAAAGGTAATCTATCAGCCTATTGATACGATACCATTCGATGATAGACGAAGGATGTTCGATAAACTTTCCATAGACCAAACATACCCAGCTGTTAACGCATGGGTTGACCGCGTTCAATGGTTCATAACAGAATACACAGGGCTATTTGATACCGACCCTGAGCCAGTTGCGGAGGAGGATTTGAAAGAGATGGACGCGGAAGAAAAGAAAGTTGCGCAGCAGCAGAACAAATTCCAAAAATGGGCGTGGGAAAAAACAATCCACGACCTATGCGATGGCGATTTGACGAAGTTCGACGAGGTTACAGATATGCCCGCAACATTCGTATTCAATATGATGTCTATGCGTTCTGATTTGGGTATCTCAGGTGGTAAATCTCATCCGCAATTTTAATTTGTTCGGTTTCCTTTTTATGAAACTTTTCAAAGATGCTATCACCGCGTTCCGAGTCTTGAGGCATAAGCCAACGGTGCGCGTGTGGTAGTAGTGTGATTGGTTGATTATACATCGCACATTCCAAAGAGAATAGTAAATCGGTCATACATTGGCGTTCGTCATATGCAATCCATTCAGGTTTCACAACCGATGTATCAAATGCGCTAACACCTGTGCCTAATACGTCCACTTGCCACTTGCCACGTATCTCCTCGGCGAAGTGAAAACGTTTATGTTGCGAATAGTACGAACGGTTACGACCTAGTAATAACCTACCGTGATGCGTTACTATTGGATTAACGCGCAATGCCTCAGTCATTGTGCGCACATAGTCCGATGGGTATAGTATATCATCATCAAGCGTGAAGTATTGTTCGCGCTGCATGGTATCAAGGAACACATACTTACCGTTGTCTTTTAGGTCATGCTCTTGAACGCGCAGGTACATAGAACTTTTCCCTACCTGCTTGAAATATCTCAACTCATCAGGAATACGCTCATACTCATTCAGGCAAATGCGAATAACATCGAACTGACCGTCGATAGTTTTAAGCATATTAAGCAATAGCGGCAACCGCTTTGGATACGTTGCAATGTTAGCGGTTACAAGCATGGTCGTAGTGTTGCTATTTCCTTGTCGATGTCGTACGAGAACTTCACGCGGTTGTTCTTGTTGTGCTTGTTCCATTGAGTTGACACGACCTGTCTAGCGGATTGCACCTCATGTGGTTGCAGGTAAATAGTTGCGCTGCCATTTGCTAACGCAGCGATACAAGCGTCTAAATATTTTTCCTTTTTCTTCATGATGCTAAGATAAATATTTTAATTTATCACCTTGTAGATTCACGCCAGTAATATCAGACAACGAGTTTAACTGCCATGCGTAACACTTGCGCGTGATAAGGCATTTGTGCGATTGCTGAAACTCCGTGAATAGCACATCAACTTTCCACATACGTGAGTTCAACACGTTTAACAACGCGGGTATTGAAGACTTACGAATAGCATACGCATGAGTGCAATATACTTCGAGTGCCTTGTCGAACTTTTCATTATACGGTTCAATGGGTTTCTTTGATAGTGTTTTATTCCCACCGAAATAAACTAACTCAACATCGCTAGGCACGTCATTGAGTATAGCGGTTGTCCATTCCTTATCTAGTACACAATCATCTTCCATTACTATACACCAATCGTATTCCAATGTGGTGAACATATTCAGTACTTTCTTATGCGATTCGAGGCAACCGAAATGGCCTTGCAGGTTGGCACGTTTAACGTCGGGGAATTTCTTCTTTCCGTTCACACCTTCGACAAAGAAATAGTCATCTATTCCCATGTTCATGAACTGCCTTACGATGTGTTGCCGCCTGTCATTGCGGTGTGATAAATTAATAACGAGTATCATTTAATAGAGTTTAACGGAAACTTTTTGCGTTCATCATGGTGCATCATTGAACAATCATTTCCCATATGGTCGCATATTGATTTGTACGGTTGTATGATAGGCACATGATGACGTTGCAAGTGTTCGGTAATGTACTTACCAACACCTGATGAGGCGTTCAGGTTTAACCATCTGTCAGGTACGTTAGGCATACGGTAGTTGAATACCTTGCGTAGTGTCTTGTTGGATATAGCGAAGTGAGCATCTACCCAACCTATCTGTCTGTATAAATTGTTCAATCTCTTAGGTTGATAGTTCACCCATACCGATTCTCTATCATCGCGGTGGTAGTGTAGTACACCGTCTTCGGTAAACCGCATAGCGTCTATCAATGCCTTGGTGTCCCAGTCTCCGAAATCATCCTGCGCGAATACAAACCAATCGGCATCGGTTGTTGATGCGTGGTTAAATGCAACTTGCCAATGTTTGTGAAATCCTTTCTTACCGAGGTGTTGCGGTGAACGTAAAGTGTGAAGCGTGGTGATGAAATCAGAATGGTCATCCACTACCGTAACACTCCCAACCGTACTGAGTTGGCGAGCGCAATCAAGTAGTAATTTTTCCCTATTGTAAGAGAAAATATATGAATGAATTTTCATTTCAAATAACTAGGAGTGTCGCTTCCGATGTAGTTAAAGTCAACTGTTACAACTGGTCTATTGCGTAGCTTGTCGAGTTTCTTCGGTACTTTCAATACATCGTATTTCTGTACGTACCATTCTAAAAAATCCGAATACACTTGCAGGAATATCGCTTGAACTTTCGGTCGCTTGAACCACTTATCGGTGATGCGTTGCGGTGCGATATACTTCGTTCCCTCATCGAGAAAGAAATAATAGAATCGCGTATTGATGATGCAATTCATATTCCCATCCTCCTCCACAGTTAGCGAGATACGTACGCTGTCATACATCGCCCATGTGTCCACTAATCCGAGATCGCGGATGACGCGCTTTAGTTCCCATGCCAAAGCGTTACGCTCTTTATATTTTACCTTGTATGCCATAGTTTAAAGTTCGGACAAGTTACGTATTTTATTCAATCGCGATTGCGTTCCTGAAATTTCTGTCTCACTAACGTAAGCCCTGACGGTCATTTCTTCGGAACGTGCAGCACTAGCGTTGTTGAATTGGTTAGCGTTACCGAATAGATTGAACGCGGGTTGAACATTCGGTATAGTTGGCGCACTGAATGAACCACCACCACTAGCACCTTTGACCTGTGGCGCACCTTGCACCGCTTTGATAGCTGATGCAATACCGCTTATCACTGCTGTTACTCCTGTGGCAATGGCTGCAAGGTTAGCAGGGAATGGCACGGATTGCGCCTGAGCGATTGCACCTGAGATTGCCTTACCAGTGTCGTATGCGATTTGTGCTAATGCGATGGTCTTTTGTAGTCCTACATTCTCTACACCTGCTGCTGTGAGTAGGTCGGAGATGGAACGCATGAGGTTTGCTGTTGTCGCGAACGCATTGCGTTTAGCCTCTTCGATTTGTTCTGTTCTGATGCGGTCGGCTTCGGCTGCTTCGGCTGCGATGCGGTCTTGTTCTTCCTGAGCCTTACGCGCTTCCTCAGCAACTATAGCATAGTAACGCTGCAATAGTTCTTCATCCTCTTTCTGCTGCGCCCATTCGCGTTCTAACTGTGCTTGTCGTTGCTCCTCATCCATCCGCGCAAGTTCAGCGTCTAGGTCTTGTTGGTCTTTGATTTGTTTATCCCTACGTTCCTTAGCTTTGTCGGCTGCTGCCTTGTCGCGCTTTGCCTCGAAGATTTCGATGGACTGTTCCTGCTTCTTGAGTGCATCTTCGGTTGTCTTGACCTGTTGCTCGAACACATCGTTAAAGCCTTCGGTGAAATCACCCTTTAGAATGATAGCTGCTTGTTTGGCCGCCTCTCTACGTAAGCGTAATTCTTCCTGCAATGACGCGCGGACGAACTCTAATTTTTCTTCTTCAATACGTGCGGTATCTTTACCTGATGCCTGAGCCAATGCGAGTTCATGGTCGTAACGGTCGGTTACTTCTTTGCGAACTTTTATCAGCGCGTCGATTTGTTTCTCTGCTGAGATTAACGCTTCCTGTGCCACTTTGATTTCCGCTTCACGTGCCTTGCGCCTTGCCTCCTCAGCACGACTAGCCTCGATGGATTCTTTCGCCCATGCTGATGCGATAAGGTTTATCAATCCAACAAATGGGAATAGAATGGCTAGTGCAATCTTAGCACCTTCGGAAAGGTTGGCAAACCATAATACTATCTCCTGAATGTAGTAAATCAACCCATCGAACGCCTTGCCTATTAAGTCCATCACCTTTTGTACGATGCCAAACTTTTGCGCCAACTGTACAAGCGCATAAATAATACCCGCTATGACGGCCGCGATAAGGAATATCGGGTTAGTGAGTAATGCTTTGCCCATTGTCGCGAATGCAACACCGAGGTTCTTAATGCCCGACACCGCATCACCAAAGGTTATGCCCTTAGCTGCTGCCGCGAATAGCTTTGCTTTCTCTGCTGCACCCTCGAAATCCATATTTTCAAGGTCACCCTTGATAGCCCCGAACGCATTTGTCACCTGCTCATACTTCGATCCTGTCGCGAATATCTCAGCTTGTTCGTTTGCGTCCTTAATCTTATCCTTAAGTTCACCCGCTTTCTGTGCAAGTTGCTGCATCTGCTTAGGGTCTGTTGCCTTAAGCATTGCATCCTTGGTTTCCTTAAGTTCCTGTTTAAGTTCCCTAAGACCTTTTACTTCTATTTCCGCTTCGATTTTCATTACCTCTCGATTAACATTGTTGTACCTGCCATTGTTGTTGCTGTGGTTGCGGATGAACGATACACCCACCATAAGGCAGTACCGTTGTAAATCCTTACGCCCGTGCCATTGGTTACATACGTATCACCGATTCCACCAACGTTCGCCACAGGGTTAGCGATGGAGTATAGGTTACGATACAACACCAAGCTAATCGCACCACCCCCATAAGATGTTCCGAGCGTGATAGACTGAATACTTCTTATACCTCTGTCACCTGCTGCCAACTGAATAGGCACGAACGTACCCGCAACGGCTGTGGCAGGGAATGAACTGATAGTACCTGTCTTACCTGCTGTGCCTGATTCGTTCGTGTAGCTTATAGTTGTATTGGTAATCGCTCCCGCGTTTGTTGTTGCTGTTGTCACATAGATAGCCGCGTTCCATCCTTCACCGTTGGTCGAGCCGTTCAGGTCACGCGATGGGATAGATGATGCAGGCATGGTAATATTCTGCGCGGTGGTAGTAGTTACGACAATACCCGTGTTGTACCATAGCAAGTCAACTAACTGCATGAGATGCCCTGTTGATACTGTCACCTTAGGAGGTAGCAAGTACCACGAACCGCTTGATGGGTTATTCAACACAAAACAACCTGCCTGTGTTGCTCCCGCAGGGTTGGCCGCGTTGGATGCCTGTGAGGCGTCCGTCCACCAACCGTTTATACCGGGAGTTCCGGGAACCCATGCTCCGGGAAAACCTGAATCTTTCGCGAAGCCATACCAGTTACCAATAGCCTCGGAGGATGTACCTATCTTGTAAAACTCAAACGGAATACCTGTATATCCCATCACATCGGTTGAGGCTTTCTTCTCCCTTCCCTGCGCGTCATATACCGTGAAGCTACCCTCAGCATTTACCTTTAAACTTTCACCACGTGCCAAAGTGTACGTACCGCCGATGATGTAATTCGTTCCGCTTACATCTTTCTGAATAGTGACGTTACACGATGACGTTGCGTGTCGGTTAGTGATAGTGATTAACTTAACCTGATACTGTTCACCACCTGATGGTGAACTAAGGATCGTCGTGGTTGTCGCGGATGCGATTGTCCCCTGCGTTGAATCAATGGTGATTGAACTAGAGGTTATTTGCGCGAATGAAATGTAGTAGTCAATATTTGCCGTTGACGAAGTGACAAGTTCAAGCGCGTCATTTACTGTGGATAAAACTATCATATACCTATTGATGTAATTCGTAAAACTTCTGCAAACGTGAGGCCTCCTCCCCCACCACCACCTGATGGGTTGTAATCAGCGAGTATAGCCCATGAGTTTCTATTTGAAAATAATATAACCCCTTGCTCACTATCTAATGTAATTGTGTTATCACCGTCGATGGTACTACCTCCTATTGTATTCGCGTCGATTGTCACCGTATTACCTGATGAATCTGCGCGTTTAAAGAATATCGGCATTGACTGTATATCGTATGGGTTAGGTAGTTTAATAGTAATGTTACCACCTGCCGCATTGATACCGTTGAAGATAGCTAACTCACTCGCGACAATATCCTTATTCGATGTGATTAAACTAACACTATCTGCGCCTGAAACAATCATGCCCCTGTCTATTAGGCAGTCATTCAAGTTCTCATACTCAACACCCGAAGTATTAGTAACGGTTACGTTAACGCAATTCTTCAACACGTTGTTATCCGAGTTGATTAACGCGATACGCTCACCACTCACCACGTTGTCGGATGAATTAGTAATCATAATGTTGTCACCGCTTACCGCGTTTTTCCTTCCGCCAAAAATTACCGAGCCATTACCCTTAATAGAATTGTACTCGGAATTTATCACCTGACTTGCGCCCTCTATGTTATTCGTTGATCCTGTGGTGGTCTGCCAATCTGAATTAATAGGTTGCCCCACTTGCGCCTCACCTAGTGACGGCTTAGTGTATGGTCTTACAGGGAATCGCGGTAGTTGTATTTCTGTATCCGCGCTGATTAATTCTACCTTAGTCAATCCCTCAACCATAGGGTTGTAATCAATCACCTTGTTGATGTGCCAGTACTTACTGTCAAGGAATACTTTATCGTTCAACCTGAGTGATACGATATCGTATTGGTCAAGCCTGAACATACCTGTCAGCATGATGCCTGAGTTCATCTGCCCTGTTTGTCTGCGATAGTAATTATTGAACAGGTTGTTATTGGTCAGTTGCGGCACTTGGTAAAAGTAATAATCACACACACCGTAATTGATGTCGTAGGTCGGTGCTAGTGGATTGTCGAACGTTGTAATCGCAGGGTATTGCGTTATACCTAATTCACCTGTTGTACCGTAGTTGTAAATGTCAAACGATGAGCAGTTCTGTTCGCCACCATCGTACAACACTCGGATATTTGTTTTCGGTGCGATACCATCATAGATAGGGTTAACACCACCGTAGCCACTCAACGCACATGGTGTAGGTGAGAATATTATTTCATTTTTAGTTGTACCCTTTACGTGTTCGGAATCAAATGTAAATTCCAATTGACCGTAAATTTCTTTTACATTGTCAACATATCCTACATTTGCAGCGTCCTTATCTTCCTTGTAAGTGAATAGCATTTTCTTACCACCCAACTCAGGAAGGAATTGTATAGTGTTCGTTTGGTTGCGCGCTAACTTTTTATTCCAATCCTTTACATCACCTGCATCGTAATACTCATCCCTCGATGTGATGTTGATTAAGTTCTCATCGAACTCATCCGCTTCCATGTAAAGGTTGAACATATTGCAAATGGACTTAATAAAATCCGATTGCTTCACATCGCGCGGCACTAC